TGATTGCCTATTTGCAATACTGATTTACCAGACCCACGCACAAACATTTTTTCACTTGCATTAAACCATGGGATATAATTAGCCGCCCCGCCGTCCCCTCTATGGATACCGTCCAGCAAATCAGCATTAAGATTTGACTGTAATGTTCCGTCTTTAACGGCATGATTAGCACCCGCTATCTGCGTGGCCACGCTAGCGGGCGTCGCAAATGCGTTAGCATGATTCCCATCTAACATATCAGCATTTAAATTTGCCTGTAAAATTCCATTCTTTACAGCAAAATTACCCGCCGCAATGGCATTATTTACATATTCAATACTAGCATATGCTTCACCCATTAAACTATCAATAATATCCTGCGCCTGCTTAATCATTGCATTTACAGCATTAAGCGCCGTATTGACATCATTATGCATTGAATTAATAGCGTCATCAATCTGGTTATTTGCATTGTTGATAGCAATAGTCATAGCATATTGAATGTCATTAAATACCTGTTGCGCCTGTATAGTTAACTGTTGTAGCTGATCTTTTATTTGCTGTACGATGATTTCAATAGGTGAAACATACGACTGCGATATCTTATCTAAATCAAGTAAATCACTAACAACCAAGAAGTTATAATACAATGTAGCGGCTCTTACTCCAGCCGCCGTATATAAATTAATATAAGCCGTGACCCATCCGGGTGCTGAAAATATCTCATTGTTCAACAGATACGATATTCCAGTTGTGGATAATACACCATTTTCCACAACGTTAGAGCGATCGGGCTTTTGGAATACCATTTCGGCCCTATTGAATAATGTATATTGTAATTCATTCGGCCCCTTATACACACGAAACATAAACCTGACGTTCTTTAGATTGGCTTGATTTAAGACAATATCTGTCTTTTGTGTTGTTGGTTGGTCAAAGTCTAAATTAATCGTGTAATCCATTACAACCAACCCCCTACAATAATAAATGAAGTCCCACTACCGACTAACATTACTCTGTCCCCTACCTGTGGATTTGTATAATGTTTCATACGCTTATATATTTTTGAAGATGGTGACGTTTCCCCCATAAATCGTAAGATTGGATCTCCAGCCCCGTTTAATTGCACTACTATTGCATACTTCACGTCAAAACTTTGTTTCTGCGTGGTTTTTTGTTGTTCATTACTCCAATACTCATTAGATGTAACTATATTCCCGGTCATAACTCGACAACCCTTCGTCCTGAATGTTTCATCTGACCATTATATGACATTTGCACTTCCCAACTTGTTTCAGAAAACTTTTGCGGTGTATCAAATACTGTGGGGAAATCAACATATAGCGTGTCTTGCGCCCCATGTGTAGGCATAATTGCAGACGTAAAATCCAAATAACCGTATGCAGACATGCTATTCAATGCTATACGTCTTGTAAAATTGTCTAACGCCGTTTGACTGGATATATCGTTAAGTTCCTCATAGTCAACAATGCGCCGTCCCCTATTCTCTATGGACGTAGGCGATTGCGGATTGTGATTTTCCACAACTGAAATATACTCGCTTGTACCCTCCAGATTGCGGGCCACTCGGATAAACACATTAGGTTGACTTGTTAGATCCAACTTTTCCACAAAATCCGCATAAACTACACTGTCTTTACCTGCAATATACGTCTGTGTGATTGCCCTTAGTGCCGGTTCCACATATGGATTTGAAAAGAAAAAACCAACTTCATCGACGCCTATTGAGTTATAATTAATTTCTCCAAGTAGACCGTTAACCGCTTCTTTAACCTTTGTGCCTAATGGTATTTCCCTATCACGCGCTATTATAGCGGCATATGCTGGAATATTTATTTTACCAATACCTGATAACGCTAACATTTTATTTATTTCTGCAACGTAATTACTTCCAGCTTGAATAAAATACCGTTGTGTAAATCTATCTGATTCTATAATCATGGTTTTATCGTATGCACCTATTTCACGCTTAACATACTTACCAGATATATTTCTTTCAGGAGTTTCCAACATAAATATACCCATACTATATTCGACCGTATCACCTTTAGGCATGTGCAATACTACCCATGGTTGAATCTGATCTGATAAATAGTTAATATTACTTTGCAAATATTCATTCAACGTAAAAGATGCAGAACGTTTTATAGCCGCAAACAAATTATACTTTATTGTAGCGGCTTCAATGCCTGAAATTTCCCCTTGTTTCACATCTTGTTTATTCAACAAATCATATCTGAATGTTAATTGTCTGTTTCCAGCGCCCTCAAAATGAAGAACGCTGGAAATCTGAGCATCGGTATAATTACCCGGATTGAATACAAACATTACAACTCGACCTCTTCCGAATAATCCGACCTTTGAATATCAAACGAAACGACCCAACCATCCATATCAGGTTTATCGCTCAAACCGCTTGCAATTTGCCCAAAAATGGTACCGAATTTTCTATCTCTAACTACTAATGTATTATTTAATTCATTATATGCACGCAATATATTTCTTTCCTGTTTAGTAACGTAAAAGCTAAAGCTTAATAATTCATTAACCGATTCCCCTACTTGTATAACAGGATACTTTCGGCCAATAAAATTAGTAAAATCTCTTTCCATTTGTTGTTTTCTTTCACGTTGTGGTTCATTGTCTACTTGCCGTAATAGCTTTAGCATATTGGATCTATCTGTTACCGTCGCAATGGTAGTATACGGAAAATCTGTATATCCCGCCACTTGATTACTATCCGCGAATGCAAAGTTGGCCGTTACCACACGAACATAATAGACATATCTTTCATCCGGGGCGGCTGTATAATCATCATAATAATTTACGTCTACTGTTTTGGCAATTCGCTTAAACTTATTTGCGTCCGCCAAACTACGATATACATATACATTATTTGATGCTAAATTGTCAAAATATAGTCTGTTACAAAACGCAATCGCTCTTGATACTTGTAAAGTAAGCGGCGGCGGTTGTTGGACGCTAATTGTAAAGTAAAACGTTGTCCATGTTGATTTAAGGCCATATTGATTAGCAATCCTGATATTAACCATATAATCCCCATTGGGGATTAATTCTGTTATTGTGTGTTGACCTGCAACATAAGGAATATTATTCTTGACATACACACCATACAAAAAATTCGATATAGCCAAATCATAACTTAATACCCCACTACCTGAGAAAAATATCGTTGGTCTGTTACTATTTGAAACGGCTGTAATAATAGGCGGCGGCGGCGCTCCAATAGTATAGAATGTGACTATACTACTCCACGGGCCAACATCTCCCAATGCGCCATAAGCCCTGACTTGCCAATCTACTGTATGCTGACCGTCAATAACACCGGTTGTTAAAACAAGCGCACCTGTGGTATTGCTTATGCTTTTCCATGCGCCACCGTCAATCCTATATTGCCCATCAAATGCTGACGGCGTGGCATCATACATGCTGGAATATAAAAATTCAAGATTTACACCGGCGGAACCTATAACAGATATACCGACAGGAAACATAGGCGTCGGCGCAAGCGGCGGGTTTGTAGCTAAATTAAATGTTCCTTGTCCCCACGGCCCCCAGCCGTTATATTGCGTTTGTGTGCGAACCCGGATTGTTACCTGTGTATATGCTGTCATAGTATTAGCGGGTATAACATAGGTGTTTATAGTATCAGATATAACAAAGTCTTTTAATGTAATGCCGCCTTGTACTATCTGAACCTGTGACGCAACCTGAGGATCAGGCGCAAGTAAATTCGGATTAGGCGCATGTGACCACGTTGTTCTTATGTTCCCTTTGGGGTTCATAGTCATTGTCGGTTGTATATTTGTAGGCGCAAGCGGCAATAATGGATCTGCTGTAATAATTAATTGATGACTGGAATCTGTCGCATATGCATTGCCCACAAGGGTATAACTACCGGCAAAACTCATGCCCATGTAACCGCCAAATACATTAGACATTTTTATAATACTTGTTACATCTGTATCCAAAATCCCCGATTGCAAATAATCGGCAGTAATGGAAACCATTAGCCCCGGGAATCCAGTGATATACTTATTATAGTCTATCGTTGGGTTTAAAAACATAGGCAAGTTGATATTATTAGAAACAAATGGTTGTATGCCATAAGCCGCCCGTGGGGTGGGCGGCGTTATAGCCATTGGATCTGTTGTCAATGATTGCCTATTCACTCTTAATATAACATTTGTTACGTTTAAGCGTAAAAATTGGGTAAAATCATACATACTCATTGTCATGTATGAATATGCCGCCGGGACATCACCGTAATGTATGCCTGTTAATAATGTGCCACTTGTACCGCCGGTCTTATAATATATGGCCGCTGGATTAATTGTATAAGTAGTCGCCAATTATAATACCCCCAAGTTCACACGCTGTTGGAATATAAAATTTTTAAATACTTCCGTTAATTTTTGCACGTCATTTATATCCTCCAGAGGTACATTAATTGATGGATTGAAATTTTCAATCATAATCCTTGGGTTGTTTGTTATTGAATTATTAGTTGTATCAATATTTCCAGCCATACCAGACAACTGAGTTGAAAAATCTCCGCTTGCAAAATTGCCAAATACTCCGCTTATGGTATTTTGGACTGCACTTGCCATCGAATCAATACCCTTTATAAATCCTTCACCCACGTTAATACCCATATTAGCGAATAACCTCGATGGTGAATGCATTTGCATTTTTTCTTGTAATGCATCAATAGCGGCTTGACCCATTTCATCAATAGCTTGCTTTAACGGTTCAAACTGAGATTTAATACCCTTAATAAATCCATCAATAGTATTCTGTCCCGCGTAAACAAAATCAGTTCCGGCTTTTTCATTAAGCATAGCCGTTAATTCCTTTATTTTCGCGTCCGTTTCGTCCTTTAATGGCGCAAGTTCCTTTATTGCTTCTTCACGCGCAAGCGCCTGTTTTTCGCCCCATAATTTCACATAATTGTCAAGTTCCCCGGCAGACATTGACGCAAGGGCTGTTATTTCAGCGTTTGCTTTTGGCCCCATGTTACGCAATTCATCAAGCAAACCTTGATCTATACCCTTAGCGGCAAGACTATCCAAATTCGCCGCCCAATTCTCCATTTCTGTAACTTGCGCTTGTAAATTTGTCGTCAATGTTTCCGTTGATACCTTTTCTTTTGCTTTTAATTCCTCGAATAATCCAAATGAGTTCGCAATAGACTTTGAACGGCTGTCAATGGCATCCTGATATTTCTGTTCAGCGTCGGCCATCTGTCCTGTTATTTTTTCTTGTTCAGCGAATAAACGTTGTTGCGCATCCATCAACTCTTGGTCTGCCTGTTTCCGCATGTCTGAACCTTCAAAATATTGTTGGGACGTTTGCATCCAGAAGTCTATTTCTTCCTGCATGGACATCATGTTATTCTCTTTGCGTAACTTTACCCATTCCTTATTGTTTTCAAACTCTTGTTTATATAATTCATTACGTTCTTTTAGCATTTGGTCTGATAATTTATTGATGTTCTTGTCTATCTCAATGCGTTCCTTTGTTCCCTCTGCGTATCTCGACGTCAATTGTTGCCACATCTGTATCTCTTGATCTGCTTCATAATCTTCTTTTTGTCTGTATTGTTCTATCCACAGTTTAGCATTTGCAAATGTCTTTTTACTCATTTCAGCGGCGGCGTCTACTGTCTTTTTAGATTTTTTATCAATGATATCTGCCGATACATTTGTCAAGCTATTAGCGAAATCCTGCGCGGCAGTCTTTCCAGTGTCCACGTTAACGCTTTTAGATATGCCATCAAGAATTATCGTTCCTAATTTTTTAGTAGTATCTGCAACCTGAGAAACGCTTGAGTTAATGCCCTCAATAATACCCTGCGCAATAGGTTTACCGACTTCATCTTCAAACGCCCCTGATGGGGATTGAATCTTTAATAAGCTTTTAACACTACTTAACGCATTAGACGCCATATTTTGAGCAGACGCAATAACATTTTTAGCACCAGCTTGAATACCCGAACTAATACCAGCCATCATATTTGACCCTATAGATGACATTTTCCCTACAATGCCAGAAAAAGCATTCAATAGATTACTTGCAATACCTTGCGCGGCGGTTACTACAGCTTGCCCTCCACTTGAAACACCGCTTTGTAAATTATTCATTGCTTCTGTACCTTTTTGCTTCATTGCTTGTAATCCTGCGCGTACAGCTTCTACTGCATTATTGGCAAATGTTGTAAGGGTAGTAATAACTCCACTAACCGCCGCCGATATTCCCTGACCTAATCCCGCAATGATATTATTGCCTATTTCAGCAAATACCGTTGATGGGGATGCTATGCCAAATATTCCCTTAATGGCATTAATAACCATAGTTCCAAGACTTTTAATAGCTTCAATGGCGGCAGTTCCCGCCTGAGTAATGCCTTGCCCTAATCCTGCAATAATATCACCGCCTACTTTTGACATTTGAGCGGGAAAATCTTGAAAAAAATTAATTATACTTGTTCTTATTGATAAAATTGCAGTATTTAAAGCACCTATGATACTTGGCAAGTCTTGAACCAATGCGGAAAATACCTGTACGCCTATCTGCATCATCTGTGGAATAACTTGAGTAAACGCTGTAATTATACCTTGTATAATCTGTGGAATTGCTTGCACTATCCCCATAATAATTGCTGGCGCATTTTCCACAAGTGCAATGAATAATTTTACTCCAGCTTCAACTAACATGGGCGTCATTGTTGCCAAACCGTTAACAATGCCTGTTATGAGTTCTGGCAATACTGTAACTACTGCTTGAATTATAGCAGGCAGATTTTCTACTAATGCAGACAATAATTGTATGCCAGCTTCTACTATTTGAGGAATCATAACTAATAAAGCCGATATAATACCATTTATTAATTCTGGTAATCTTTCGGTTAATGTTGGTAATGCGTTCAGTAAACCATCAACTAACCCTAATATTAATTGCAAACCTGCATCAAGCAATAATGGCGCATTTACTATAAAAGCATCAAGCAATGACATTATAATATCAATAGCCGCTGGAATCAAAGTAGGTAATGATTGCGCTATGCCTGTTATTAATTGCGCAAGAATATCCATTCCAGCTTGTAATAATAGTGGTAGATTTCGCTGTAAACCATTCATTATATTGGTAATCGCTTCTTGCGCTTGACTAATTAGCATAGGCAAGTTATCAGCGATTCCCTGTAATAATTGTGTGACAACACTTATACCTGTTGTATAAATCATTTCTGTATACGACAAAAAACCAGATATAAAAGAAGTTATCAATTCAACAGCTAATGGAACTAATTGAGGTAATATAGTCCGGATACCGTCTAATAATGTATTAAATGCATTCATTCCAGCAGTCATAATGCTATCAGAATTTGCCGTCAATCCTTCAATCAAAGAAGATATCATATCTACTCCGGCTTGAATAAATTGTGGCGCTAATCCTACAAAGTAATTGACAAGATCCGCTAATACGTTCCCTATTTCCGCTACCGCTCCACTTATACCCCCAGCATTTAAAGCAGACAATAATCTATCAAGCGCATCATTCGCAACCCCAACGGCATCATTTAGCGGCTCTTGTAAATTTTGGTATAATGAAATTTGTATTGATTCCAGCGTACCGCTTAAACCTTCTAATGAACCTTTTAAGTTATCAAGCATCGTTGTTGCCATTGCCTGAGCGGCCCCATCAGAATTTTCAAGTGAGGTTGTTAATGCATTTAATTTTTCTGGCCCTGCATCAACCAAGGCAAGCATTCCAGATAATGCTTCTTGCCCGAATAATGTAGCCATTGCATTATTTTTTTGCGCGTCCGTCCAACCCTCTGTACCAGTTTGCAACTGAGCAATAATACCTTCCAATGGTAACATTTTACCCTGAGCGTCAAAAAATGAAACACCCATTTCAGCCATGACGCCATTCATTTCTTTTGAAGGTTTGACAATTCTTGATAATGCCGCTCGCAAAGTTGTACCTGCTTGACTGCCAATAATGCCAGCGTCAGACATAATACCAATAGCGGCGGCAGATTCTTCCATACTTATACCCATAGCATTTGCAACCGGCGCTATATATTTCATAGCATCTCCCAAAGTTGCAACTCCAGCGTTTGTATCAGCGGCGGCTTTTGCCAATACATCCGCAACATGTCCTGCGTCTGACGCATCTAACGCAAACCCGCGCAATGTAGATGCGGCTATTTGAGATGACAATCCCAAATCTTCACCACTTGACGCGGCCAAATCCAACAATCCCGGCATAGCGGCCATTATTTCATTAGTAGAAAAACCTGCGGATGCTAAATTCTCCATACCTATAGCCGCTTCTTTCGCAGAAAAAGAAGTTGCCGCGCCCAAATCCACAGCCTGTTTTGTAAGATTGCCCAAATCATCCCCAACAGCCCCGGCGATAGCGCCAACTCTTGACATTTGCGCTTCAAAATCCATTCCCGTCTGTATGGACTTAAGACCAAATCCCGATATAGCCGTGCCAGCAACTGCAATGCCTTTAGCAATAAATCCTATTGCATCATTTGCAACATTATTGATTTTCCCTAATGCCTCTAATGCATTATTCAATCCTCCCGTGAAACCTTCATCTTTCAAGGATATAGTTGCAAATAAATTAAATAATTCTGCCATTTAATCCCTCTATTCCTTTTTGGGGATCTCGCTTTTTCGCTTTTCTTTTACCTCCAGCTTTAAACATATTAATTATGTCCTGTGGGGTATAATCTCTCTTTTTATTATAAGTCTTTGATTTCTTATTTATTAAATCCCAATATCTAATAGGCATTTTCGGTTTTTTTAGTTTATGAATTGACGCATAATAAGTATTTAATGCCAACATATCAGTTATATAAACATTTAAAAGCGTTTCATGATTATACATGGATTCTAAATAAAAAACCAAGGGCTTAAGGGCCATTGGTTTTACTCCCGCAATGTAGCGGATGATATTTTCCGGGCCAATGGCCCCAACCGTGGAAAAAAACGGATTAAATCCTTATCGGACAGTGTTTCCACAACCATATTCGCTATTTCAATTACTTCTTTTTCTTCCAATTCGTCCTGCGTTGTTTCATATATCGTAGACAAAACAAATAAAATGCGGTCATATTGCCGTTTTAATAACAAATCCAATAAATCAAGAATAACCTTAATGCCATTTTCGGCGGCTTCTTCTTTACTGGTTCCTTCCGGCATAATACGATTTTTATCCCATTCGTTTATGTCTTTTAACAATTCGCCGATTTCAGGCGTAATCGTTAAAAGTATATTCTTTAATACCTTTAGTTTTTTCTTGGTTAATAAATTTGACATTATTCTTCGAACGGCTCGCAATCATCAGTTGACGGCGTAGAATATTCAAACGTCCATATATTAATCGGGACTTCCTGCATCTTAGTAATATCTGCCTGAAATGCATGAAACTCAAACGGAATCGTTCCCTCTCCATCTGCCGGTAATGTCATTACCAAACCCACTGTATTCAAAACATTCTGCAATTCCACAACCAACAAATCACCATCATTATACATTCCAGCCCATAGGAACGACGGCTGATAATGACAATCAAGTAAATTAGTGGATACAGTCAACGCGCCGTTTGCAGTATTAGTTTTAGGCGTAACCAAAACACGCCGTAAATTATTCCTAGTGATTTCTTTCATAGTACCGCCTAAAAAGGCATCCCAACGCGTAATGACTTGCGAACCCACAACAGGAATCGTCATCCCCGCCATCGTTATCTCGCGAAACGTAGGAACTAAAGAAAATGTCCCATCTCCATCTGTCGCACCTATACACTTACCGGCTTCAAGGGCTGTTTGCAATATTGTTGCGGTCTCTTCCGCCGTTTGATCAGCATCAAAACTGTCTGTTTCAATCCCAAAAAAGAAGGCCCCTGGGCCTAATACCATATTTGACGCTGACGCAGGCGTAATCCCTGACGGTCTATACGGCATAACATTCATTCCTTTCTACAAAACATAATTACGTATAACAATACTAGCTATTCCGTGTTGAACATCTAATGATTCGGACGGCGTAACAAATTGTCCACTACCCGGATCTGTCCTATATCCAATAAAAGGATTTGATTGTTGCAATAATATTTGACCATCACAACCTAAATCCAATAACCTTTCTTGGCCCTCTGGAATAGCTTCATTAATTTGTTGCAATATATCATCAACACGTGTGAAAAAGTTAGGACTGCCGATATTTCTATCCCACACATGTACAGTAGATATCGTAAATCTTCTAAACTTTGGTTTGACAACCTCATAAGTTATATGTGGCCACGCTGACGCAGGCCATGCTGAAACATCAAGCAAGTTTCCTCTTGCATCCCTAAATTCAACCGTCCCTACTTGAAACGCTGGAACCGGACGCGGCGTAGGAACTGCTATTCTATTAATAAATTGGCTCCAAAATTGATGATATGCAGACCTGATATTATGCATTTATCCAGCCGCCCCGCGTTCTGCCGCTTCACGTGATATCAATTCCATAGGATATAGCTGGAACTGAGATTCCGCAACATCAGGGCTTCTTTCGCCAATACCTGATATCCTGAAAAATGCATTATCTTCGTCCCGTCTTAATATATCATTAGGATTAAGACCCAATGCCATATTTTCAGTCATGAAATTATATTGCGCCCTAATCCCTTGCGCTACCGCGACGCGAATTTCCGCTTGCCTAGCCTGTGATACTACGCCATAAACTTTCATTGAATCGAATATAGTCCACAAAACGCCGCCAAATTCAGTTGGTATAGGTTGACGGCCCTGTAGCCAGTATAGCTTTTGATAATCGCTTATTGGCATAGCATCATATCCTTATTGATGAAAATATTCTATTAAATGGCCTTAACCGTATTTGAAAAACATCCTGCCATTGAACCGGCAAGCCGTTTTTATTAGTTGCGCGGCTCCAACTGTGTGCGCCTAATACATTTTCGGACGTGTATCCAGTCAACTGACCCGCTTTGCTTTTATTAAATTTGTCAATATCTTCACATAGTCTAATAAAATCGCCCGGTATATTCAGGCCGAATATTAAACCATTCCACCGCTCGTTTTCGTCCGCGCCGGTTAATGTGTATATCCCTTCATGCCGTGCAATAATTTGATAAATACCGTCAACCAACAATGAGCCTGTTAATGCAATATATTGATTAACACGATAAATATTTTTTAACGCTATTTTACCGTCATTTAATTCAAAATCCCCAGACTCTGAACAAACATCAAAAAAGTTATTGCATTCGCGCATAATCGGCAATAAAATGCTACCCGCCACGCCCATTACATAACCACAACGTAACCAGTGAACTGATTCATTGCCTTTATTGAAATATTTGTATTATCCCTTTGCACATCTACATTGACAAGTGAATAAACGCTACCCGCTTGCTGATATACTCCAAATGGAAACTTGCCATTATGCTCGAATGTCAATGTATATATTCCGTTAACCGGCCCGCCCCATCTTGGATCTGACGTTGTAAAAGGTTCCGGGGCCGGGCCTGCAATACCATCCGGCGGCTGTGGAATAGGAAACCAACCCACAACCCCAGAAGAGGATGTGCCGTATAACATATCATTACCGGGCGGCGTTAATGGCGCAAGCTCTCGCGCATATCCAACCGGCGTTGATCCTGTGGTTATACTGGTAATACTTGAATTGACATTGCTTAACGCGCTTTGAATTGTACCAGTAGACGCGTTATAATTATTCGCCGTCGTGGCGGTTATTGCGTTTTGGATTACATTCCCGCTTGCATCAAGTGCAGGGATGCCGTTTGGTTGTCCTATACTGGATGTAGGAATATAGTTTGCCAAATCGGTAACATTGGCTTTTGCGCTATCCAAATACGTATTGTTATCATTTATCTTTTGCGTTAATTCATTTGCCGTAAACGGCGTTTGTATTGGTATTAATGGCATATTATCACTTCCAATCTGACCATTAATTTATTATTGCTTTAATTTTAGTTAATGCATTAACTAATGTCTGTGCAACGGAAACGAGACTATCAGCCGTCGCGGCAGTATTTGAATTAACTATTACTGTCAAATCCCCAACTGATATAGGTGTAGTTATGTTAGTTAATGCCATTGAATCACCTTCAAATAATGGCAATCTGCCCGCTAAACGGCAAATTGCTTATTAAGGATATATCCCCATTGGGGTACCGACGTGACGTATACAGTATGTTTTCCGCAAAATCAATGCCGTTGCGCAAAACTTCCAATATTGACGCATACAACCCGTGTTCATGTTGCGCCGCTGATACCGTAAACCGAGCATTTGTCGCGTATGGTTCCCAATCATTTACTGAAAACATTCCATGATAAACGTCTGCCGGTCTACTACCACCATCATCCTGTTTTACAGTATTCCATATGCCATTAGCAAAATACTCAAAATTGCCAAATGCTTCACGTATAAACGGCGTTGAATTGCCCGGCGTTTGGACATATACATTTGTGGGATTGGGTGGTTCTATTGGAGGATACCCGTCTTTATAGCCGCTCTCAATTACTTCAAGTTGCGCCGTATTTGTAGTCCTGAAATCTCCAGCGAATACAGAAACAAAGACTACTCCGGGCATCATTAATGTTTCATTCGGTATTTGACATTGATTGTCTATCAAAGGAACCTGCACGGCTCCAATATCTTCCCGAAAAAAGATAACCGTTTTACTTAAACGCACCCATTCACGGGAAAAGCGGAAATGTGCTAAAACATAGTTTTGATTCATTGCAGGTATTTTAACATTGGTAATCCTGTCAATATTAAACGCCGTAACGTCAAAGTTGACAACAGAATTATTTATAGAATCTGCCATGAAATCACATCCTTATACTGCCCATGCGGGCAGTCAAAATGTTATTCATTACTGACCGCCCGCCTTTTTCTTGTTTTTACTAGCTCTGGTTTTACAACTTCATTATTCACATTGTTTTCTATTTCTGGTTCTTTAATCGGCGGTTGAATATCCTCTTTTTTAACAGCACGTTGTAACGCTTTATCCCATATTAATTGTGGCAATTATATTGCCCTCCTTATACAGTCCCGTTACCATTACCGTTCCCATTACCCGCGCTTACATCAATGCCTGTAATTGAACCATGCATAAATGACGGGCCATGATCAAGGCCAATCTGCCCAAATAGCATCTCTCTTTCACTTGCGCCAATTTTAGCAAGCGGCTCGGTGAAAAGAATGCCTTTACCGGGAACCTCCTGAAACACCGGGGCGCAATAGGATACATCCACAACTGCCAACGCATCCGGCGGCATAAAGCGATTCCAGACAATGCCCAAACGCCCAAAATCAAACTCTATTTCCTGAATATTCAAACCACCAACATTACGAGTAGGCGGCAATGCAAAGCCCACAACCAAGTTATAAATTTCGGTTATACGCTGTTTTAAATACGCGCCGACCATCATGACCGGATTCTGAAACATAGCCCCGCCATCGGCCATTTCCCTGAAAAGAGTATTCAGCATATTTTTGTCGAGCGGTGCGCCCGCCGCATCAATATGCGTTCCGCCGGGCAGTTGTGTAGCTTCAATTATGCCGCGTGTCCTGTTTGCTACAGCCGCGCTTGACGCTCTCTGGAATGTACCCGCAATAAACGAATGTTCTACATCACGTGCAACTTTAATAAGTTTCTGCTGTAACTGCCAATCAAACTCATTCGGCGGATTAGCCGCTTGATTAGCAATGTTTACACCGCTCATAAGGCCCATGTTCGATAGCTTAACATAAGTTAAATCTATTGCTTCTTGATGGATCTGCACTACATTCGTTACTTGCTCACGCGTAATGTGTGAAGGCGGCGGGCTTATAATAGACGCTGTTTCAGAAATATTAGGCTGTTCAGCGGGCGGATGCGCATACAACTGCGCCACAACGAACTCCCAAGCGCGGGTAATCATCCCGCCGGTCAATCCGCCAATCATTGATAAAAACGGAGTATTTACTGGATCTGCCGTAAATACCAAAATATTAAAATGGGTACACTACTCCCACTCCGCTAATAACTTAGCGTCTTTATTTTTCAATAAAGTGTAGACTATATTATTATCCCATTAGGATTCCTGCGCTGTCCCAGTGATTTTAGGGCATCTTAGTCGTTGAACCTTCCACTTTTCGCGGCTTGGCGGCTGATTATCCAATATTATTAGTTTTTAGCATTCACGCATAAGCTTATTTCATCTTTACGTTTTAGCCTAATAATCTCTAAGGATTTCCCAGCAATTCACAGGATTATTCGATACGCGTTTCCGCGTAAAGGAACAATTTCGGTTATTCTCCGCTATAATTCGGCAGATTCCAAGTTGTGCCTGTTCCGGCGATTAATGCCATATACATAAACCTCTTTTATATTAAATTTTATTTAATAATGCAAATTTACCATAATATTGAATTGCGGCATTATTATAAGCCATTGCCGCATCAACCTCGTTGTCAAAACTACCTAAATAATGCAACAGATTATTATATCTTATATTTGCACACCATTGACGTTGATTTTTATGGTACGATACACCTTTGTAAATACTTAACTTTTTATTAGCTGTTTTCCTTTGATTCATAATATTTTGATGAAATGTAGCAATTCTTAAATTCGATTTTCTGTTATTTGCGCCATCTCCATCAATATGATCAACAACCATATTCGAAGGGCATTGCATAATCAAATGATGCAATTTAAATCTTTTGGTTCCACCTCCACCGCATTTTACATAGCCATCATCTACTTGCCAAAATCTATGACCTAGTAAATGAACATCCTCTTTATCCATATAAAATACTGCATTAGGTTGAACGTTTACATTTATTACCTTTACCACATCATTTAAATCAATAATAATCATCGGACATTTAATACTGCCGCATTTCCACTCATTTGATTTTTTATTTTTTATAATAATGCCATTCTCAAACTGTATATCAAAATCTTTTGCTGTTCTATATTCTATCACCTTGGCCATTAAACCATTATTCATACGTCTAATTTCGCCAGTTTTATCAATACGCTGATTATTTTTTGCCCACTCGCGCCCTATATTAATCATCCCCTAGATTAACCCTCAATCATAATCATGGGGGGAGCGGCCGAGGATTGCCGCCATTCGTCCCATCGAACTATCCCATTTATAAATTATGCCAATAATGGCGCAATTTATCGTTTTTTAATTTACCACAACGCCCTTGGAAAAAGCTTCCCTCTTAATTCTCAATAAATCGGCAGTAGTCTTTCCTGCCTTTTTAGCGGCGTCATATTGCGCCTGATAATTAACTTCTCCGGAGGGTAATCGTGTCTCTGAGGGCTTTTGTTTCAATCTTTTTTCCAGCATTTCTGTTGCAAGCTTATCCACAACACCCGGCTTATGATACTCATACTCCGAAAACATATCAATAATGCTTTGTATGTTTTCGGCTGTTACTTTCTCATAATCTACAAGACTTGCGAATGTTTTGGGGATCTGCTTTTCCACAAACGCATCTTCAACCGTGCGCCGTAAACTGTCGGCGCGTTGTCTGCGCTCGTATTGCTCTTCCAATGACTTCTTTTGTCTTAATAATTCCTGTATTTGCTCATCTTTGTTCATTGCTTTAAATCTAGCTTCTTCGCTAATTTGCTGATCCAGCAAAATGCGTTGACGTTCAGCTTCTTTCTTCCGCGCCGTTTCCGTCGCTTGGGAAATTCGCTTATCAATGAATTTTTGCAATTCTGAATCTGTCTTAATCAATTCCTCGTAGTTTAACATCCTACTAGTAATTGGCTCTGGTTCTATATTATTCTTGTCAACTTCTAATTGTTCGTTGTTGACAATAGGCTCATCAGCCATTGATTGTCTCCTTTTGCCCTTGTCGTATTCAACCGACAAGTGCATATTATTTTATATGACCCGCAAGGGTATCATGCATTTAAAACTTTTATTTCAAACTTCAAATCATTTAAAAACTGATTAATTAAGTCCAATGTCATATCATTACGTATAACTACACGTTGCAATACAATATTGGATAAATTATCCGGCATTGCATATGCTGGAATCATCCAGCCTTTTAATGACATTCTATCACTTAAATTAAATAATGTCCAGTTTTTTTTCTCTTGTAATGTCCATGTAACAATTGGTATATCAATCCGACCCGCCCATAATTGGAATACTCCTATTTTCAAGATTTCATCCATAAGATAATAGGCTATTCTCATAGACATTTCATGAATAGCTTTTATACCATCAAACCCATAGCGTATAAATACCCAATATTGCAATAAAACTTGCGCACCGGGTCTTGTAAAATTCAATGTGTTTGTTGGCATATGCCCTCCAAGATAATCCACGTAATGAATTAAACTTTTAGGGAAATAACTTCTATGCCGCCAAACTACCCAACCTATGCCCGGATACACTAATCCGTATTTATGGCCTGAGGTATTAATTGAGACAACACGTTTAATTCTGAAATCCCATCCAAAATTAGATTGCAGAAACGGCGCAATCATCCCACCGCTTGCCGCGTCAACATGGATGGGAATATCAATATTCTGCTGTTCACTCATATCATTTAGCACTTGATTAACGCTTACAATGTCATCATATTGCCCGGTATAAGTTATTCCAAGTGTAACCACAACACCAATAGTATTGTCATCAACCAATGACAATATACTATAACCATCCAACACTTTATGATGTTGTGATATTGGGGCGTACCTTGGTTCTACGTCAAAATAATTACAAAACTTTTTCCAGCACACATGTGCCGTTGTTGACATTACAAGATTAGGTTTACTTTTGCCGGTCAAACCTTCACAACGGCGTTTCATTGCCAAACCTGCCATTATACAGGCTTCGGACGAACCCACAGTAGAAAAACCTATTGCATTATCAACATTCTTACAATGCCATAAATCGGCTATTATTTTCCAACATCCGTTTTCAATAGCTGTTGTTTGTGGATTTTCCGACTTATCAATTAGGTTTTTCCAATAGTATTTAGCATACAATTTGTTTGCGTACTCTTCCATTTCAGCCGTTATGAATGTTTCTATATTCTTTTGTGGATCTGCATCCTGCTTTAAACGTTCAAGTATTATTTGATATGCCTTTTCTGGTAACATAGGCTCTTTGGGCAATATATCCATTACTCTAAGCCATCCGCCAAATTTTCAGCCGCAACCTCTCTCCATACGTCAGTGTTTTCAATAATGGCATCTCTTAAATAGGGTCTACCCGTCATACGCGCCGTGCCGTCGTGTACCCAAGTTGCATATTCCATATTTGAACCGATAGCAACGGAATCCCCATCCGGCCATCCCGGCATTGATGTAATAGAGCGCATTAAATCTCCAGTAATACGAATAGGCTTGCCGTATCTACTTTCCAGATAATCAACTGTTACTCCAACAGCCGCTTGACCTATAGCGGTTAGCGCCTTTTTCTTATTAGCATCATATCTATTCTTAATTTTAATTGAATGGTCAACTATTGTTACTGGCATCGTAATCCCTCTCCGCAATAGATATGCCCTTTGCGCGTTTAGCTTCAACTTCCTGTTGGTACCGTTCAAATGATTTTGACATTGCCCATGCATTATGTTGTCTTAACGCGGGGCTAATAGTCTGAACCATAGGCACACTGACACAAAAACAATTTATGATATTAGCGGCATTTGACCCACTTCCAGTATTGTCACCGGGGTATTTTAAACCATTGGAAAACTCTTCCCCAACATCGACAACCTGCATATGCGTTAACTCATGCAATTCCCGTGTTCTAACAAGACGCGCCATCCATCTATTTTGCATACCTATGCCCATATTTTCCGCTTCTTCATATCCCATATAGCGGCCCTGAGATTGTACGCGTGTACGTTCTGTCTGTGCAACGCGCCGTGCTTGTCTATAGCTTTGGCCCGTGACTTCGCGAATGCGTTTAATTATTTTAGGTTGACCCTCACCCAACATCACACTTTGTATTAAATGGTTTTGCAACCGTTGAACTATTGGCTTGCTTTGCCCTAAATTCCTATAGGCTATTTTGGTAAACGGCGGTTCCTTTTCTGATACCAACACGGCAAGCTGATTCCTGTCGTATAAAGTCCAATCCAAATCAAGACCCGTCTGCCGGTTGATAGAAAAGGCTGAATAGTCATAATTCAATGTAAATATGCCCGTCATTTCACCCCTGACGATATCCGCCGCCGTCTCTCCAGCCCTTGCAATCTCAGACGCGATTATATTTGTTTGCTTTTGACGGCGTATTACTTCATTGGCGAATGCCTTGCGCTTTGCTTCGGGCGCATCCGCTGGTAATGACGCTAACTTTTGTATCCATTCCTTTTCATTTTCAACAGCTTTTTTATATGCTTCATTATACACACCCTCCAGCCGCTTAGACAATGCCCTCATTCGGTCATCGGTCATCTTCGTTGCGATATCAATAGCCATTATTGTTGAACTGCCTGACTAACAATAGGCTGTACTTGTGGTTGTGTCTGCTGTATAGGTTGTGTTTGTGGTAATGTTTGCGGTTGTTGTGGTAATGGTTGACCCGGCAATGTAGTATCACTGATAACCTGCTCGGTTTGATTCATTGACAAATCTTCTTCCGCTAACCGCTCTGATTCCATAACCCCTATTTCTTCCCCATATAACAACTGTAAAGCATATTCCTCGGATATTAATTGATTATTTCTAAGTTCGACTATTTGTTCAGGCTTAGATGGACGTATCTGATCTGCGTTAATCTTAGTCAATTCGCCCTCTGGGTCTACTTTCAAACCGGCTTCGTTTATTGCGCTTTTAGCGGATAACAATCCCGCGTCTTTAGCTTTAATAGCCCGCGCAACCTGTACATCCACGTCAGTAGGTATATTCCGCGTAAAAGTAACATCAATTTTTCTAAAATCAAATGAGGTGTTATTTTTTATATTTAGCCTATTAGTTATAATTTCCCACAATCGTAAATACCCGCGCTTAAACACCTTATCAATTACAGCGGCATATTGATCCAATCCATACAATTTATATCCAAGCGCAACCCCTGACGCATTTCCCGCGAATGATTCATCTGTCATATTGGGTACATTTGAAATCATAGTAATAATAGTCTCAAGTTTTTTCAATACATCCAACATGCCTGAATAATTGACATTTTTTATCAACCATTGCATATTGCCGCCCTCGCGTAAGAATACCGCCTTTGCATCAAATAGTTCCTTTTCCTCTTGTTTCCATACTGGGTTGACTTCTCGCACTGGTTGATTGTATTCATTCATAATCATTGCGCCGTCAGGCCCTTGCACATTCACAAACATAGGATTAGAAGGATTATATCCAGCAATTAATAACTTAGCGTCATCGTTATATTGCGTCATATTTTTGATATTTTTTATCATATTTTCATACATATCAATGACGCCGATTACAGGTTCAAATATGCCTATGCTATCAGGATTTTCGAAAGACGTAACCGGCACGTCTCCCCATTCAACGGGGCGCTCATCCATTAGTTGCAATTCACCGTGAATATTATAATCCACAAATGGAATAGGCAAGCCATCGGAAGAATAAATCCTTTTATAATTTTCGGTTATAACCTCCAGCCTTATCATTTCTATGCCTTTATCATCATACTCCATAAATCTACGTAAAAAGGCAATAGGATACGGCGGTGTATTATAATCATAAATACAAATACTTTGCCTACTGTCGGCCCGTGTATAAACAACCTCATTATCTTCATTTTCCAAAACGTTTAAATATGCCGCGCCCGTGACAATATAATCATGAATTAATTCCGTAAATGTAGCGGCATCATCATTATATCGCCTTATATTATCAATGGCGGCTTGGAAATCCTCCGATTTATCGCTGTCCACAACGGAATATGATGGGGCTTTCCCGCTTAAATATCCTTGTACCATATGAACGATATAATACTCAAACGCGATTGTGACGCGTTCTTCCTCACTTGACATAAATTGGTTATCATAAACTTTACGGCGATAACGATTGTACAATTTATTCCTGAACTCAAAATAAGGCTGTATAAGCATTAACAATTCAGATATCTTTTCGCCAGTCAAATTATCAAAATAACCCGGATTAAGTTGTATCATTTGCTTTTTGCCTTCTTATCCACAGAATGACTGATTTTAGCGGCTGATTCCTGTGACATCCCTTTATCCCGTGCATTCGCATACGTCTTTTTCCCAGCGGCAGTCGTAACACCATGCGGGGCCAAATAATATCCCTTTTCCCCTTTGGTTATACTGGATTCTGAAAAACCCTTCTTTTTTGCTTCTGCTTTTGCGGATGCCATGGTTTTATTCGGCAATTCATCTCACCTCTTTACTTTTTCTTAGTTGCTTTATCAGCTTCATAACGACAGTCTTTTGCGCTATTCTTTCTACTATTAGACTTTGCCATAATATAACCCCCTATATTCTAAGATTAGACGTTGATATATTTGATTGTACGTCTATTAATCTTAGTAAACTCGCGGCGGAATCTGCGCAATCATCATGCTCTGCATTTTCAGTGTAATCCATAATTTCATTAAGATATTCCGGGTCTGTATCCTCCATAAAAATGATATTATTCCATGCTCTTTTTAAATACGTACTTATTTTGACGTATTTGTTCATACTCTCATGATATGGTTCATTCGCAAACCCGCCCCGGCGGCGTATTTCTTTTGCCAAGTAACCTTTATCAGCATTATCCTCAGTAGATATACTACCCCCGAAATACTGTTCTTTAATTTTTAAAAATTCATTTAAGCAATTATCAATGTGCGTTTTGCGTATCTTCCCCAACACATATATAATATTGCCCATTTTACGCGCAATAGTGAACGCGCTCCCATCCTTACCGCCATATGCCGCGTCAATATGACAAATGCCGTTGTATATTTTAGTTTTGTCAGCTTCAAACCTTGGCGGCGTTGTGAATAATGCATCCTCAGTTGCAATAAATTCCAACTCATAATTTGCCGCAAATAAAGAGGGCGTCATAGATTGACGAATATCCTCTATTTCATCCCGTGTCATCAAACCAGATTCAAAACACGTACACTTCACTTTGTTAGGCATTAACGTTGCCGCATCTTCCTTATGCCAACACGTTCCCGTATTAACTATGCGCCCACCGCGATTTTTTATATTCTGCAATTCAAAATATACTTGCCGTGTGTGATTACGTTCTGCCGGGCTTATCCTATCACGCATATTGATTATATCATCCGTATAAACAATATTTGCATGTTTACCAGTCAGACTGCCGCCAACGCCAATACCTAATAGTTGAACCGCACCCCGAACATGTGTAACTAAATTCGTACTAATTTCATTCTGGTTAGATTTTGTTAATATCAGCTTGCGCTCATATAGTTTAAACACAATATGCTGAATAACTTCACTTGTTAGTATTTTCTTTACCTGATTGATAACCTCTACTACATCGGCATCGGTCTTACGTAAGAATATAATATTATGCTTTGGATATAATATAATACGTAATGCAATAGCAATAGAAAGACAAGTCGTTTTATAACTACCCCTGTGGGCTTGCAATGTATAGTCTAACTTGCCAAATGCAAATTCTTTTATCCAGTCGTTATGCAAATCTGTTAATCTATCAAACCCACACCATACACCTATTTGACGTGGATTATCTTTACATAAATTCAAGTAACTAATCTGCGGTTTCGTTAGTTTCATCATTGCCATTAATATACGCTTCAACAGCGTCAATAGTTTCTGACGTTTTTTTGCTTATTTCAATTTCCTGCATATCTTTTTGACCCAAAAAATTCTTTCCAAGGAAAATAGCCATTGCCGCGCTACTTTGTGCAAGCTGAAATTGCGACCTCCGTAAGGATATCTTCCCGCTCCCACGCTTTAATTCGAATATTTCGGAAAAATGTTTCCCGTACGTTCTAATACACCAATTATCAAGAGTTTTGTCTGAACAATCGAAAAAGAATAAAAACTCCATCAACGTACATTGCAAGCCGCATAAATTTTCAAATTGTTTTTGGTCTATTTCCTTTTTTGGCCTACCTGCTTTAGCCAATTATATGATCACCTCTTTTTCACAGATTCATCCAATATCATAGGGACGCAATTATCCCATCTTATATGATGATGCAATCTTTTATGATTATCTCCCATCTCTCTAATGGTAACACATGACGGGGCCATCATTACAGTATAAAACGACTTTAGATACGTACCAGTATCCAAATACACATCGGACATTCCACCTTTATTTTTTTGTGTAGTAGTCTGCACTATATTACATCTTGATGTAGACAATAATAACTTTCCCCGCATACCCAACGTAACATAAGTATTAACGTCCTCATTTATTCTACCAACAAACCAAAATCTATTAGATGTTTTGCAAAAAAAAGTATTCATAGTTTTGCGCATAATGCCTTTAGCGTAATTCTTGCTATCAGCCCCACCGATAAAATCTCCACCTTGGGCAAATGCGACCGTTAATGCATTTGTATCCTCCAGTAAATTTATCATACGCTGAAATACTTGATCCGCATTTTTAACCTGAATAGTCATTAGTTTATTGCCTTTTATATATCTATATTCCAAATCGCAATAATCATCATCAAGTTCTAAAAAATATTTTAAATTAAGATTTTCTGCAATGTCAAAACAAGCATTTCTCGCATAAACAATAGTACGCATATCGTCAAATGTATCTGCTGTATCGAACCTATTTGATATATTTAGCTTGTCAAACGTAATAACAGACTTACCATATTTTTTATAATACTCATTCGCTGATTCATCTTTATTATCGATGATAATATATATTTTTCCAGTATATCCCACTGTTTTAAGGGTCGATAAAGTTTTGACGTTATTTGCCCTGCCGTGTGATAGAATAAAACAAGCAAAATCATTGTTCATCAAGTAAATCCTCTAATGATTGACTAATAAAGTCGTGTAACTTAACAAAACCGTATTCAATAGCCTTATCATAATCAATGATAACAAGCCCTGATTTTTCCATCAACTCTTGAACTTCTATGCTTGCATGAACATAAAATTCTGCTATTTTCTTGTAATTAAAAACATAATGCCTGTATGCCGCCTTAATTAAAAAATCTTTAATATATTCATCTATTGAACTATTAGTTATTTCATTGATTAACTCATCGGCCTTTTCAGTATCCAGTAAGGAATCAATATCCGGGGATTCGCCATTCAATTCATAAACCGGAGTAATAACTTTATCAGTATAAGTCGAATCATCTAGGTTATCATCATTCAATGAGAAGCCAAAACGCTCCATATTAAAATCAAACAAATCCCCTAATTCAACATCCAATAAATTCATATCCCATTCCGACAATTCCGACGTCTTATTATCCACAAGCCTATAGGCTTTTATTTGTTGTTCCGTCAAATCATCAATAATTACACAAGGTATAGTTTGTATTTTTAACTTTTGAGCGGCCTTTACTCTTGTATGTCCCGCAACTATTGTATTGTTTTTATCAATAATTACAGGGTTCCTGAACCCAAACTCTTTTATACTGTTAACTACAGCATTAACGGCAGAATCATTTTTGCGCGGATTATGTTCGTACATTTTAAGACTTTCAATAGACATATTATATATTTGAATAATTACACCCCCTTAATCAACTCTGCTTTTTGTTTGGTAAATTCTTCCCACCTATCAACTATTAAATCACAATAACCGCAATCTAACTCCATAATATAACAAGCCCTGTTTAATTGTTCACACGCTATCAATGTACTGCCTGACCCTCCAAACGGTTCAATAACAATATCATTAATATCAGTCATTGCTTTGACATATTCTGCCGGGAATCCAATAGGGAAAACTGCCGGATGATCTTCGCGAATAGGGCCTTTTTCGCTATATAAAGATAATACACTTGTCATTTTTTTTAACGGATTGCTTGTATCCCCAACTGCACTATATTTTGTCGACCCATCTTTTTGTCGTCTTGTATTAACAGTTCTTAAATCACGATCCTTCTTGTCCCATGTGCAATTAATATCATAGTATTTAGTCCCAAAAACAAAAACCCATTCATGACAAATCGGAAAAAATGCATGTTGCAAACCTATACTTCCAGAATTAATCTGATTCCAGATATTCCACGCCAATAGCTTATAACCGCATTGCTTAGCTTTTTCAATGTATGCATCCCAATATTGTACGATCTCGTACTCTTTACGTTGAATACCTAAATTAATACATTGATAATCGGTATACTTTTTATAGACATCAATAAAATTAATTAAATTGTCTATAGAAATATCCTTATCCCCTCCATAAGTCCGCATATCGGAATATGGCGGGGACGTAAATAAG